CAAGCAATCTACTACGAGGCACGGGGTCAATCCCGTGCCGGGCAGATCGCTGTCGGACAGGTTGTGCTGAACAGAACCAGAGATCGCAGGTTCCCATCAGACATATGCGGCGTGGTGTACCAAAGGAGAAACAACCAATGCCAATTCTCCTGGGCATGTCACCGCCGCACCCACCCGGTGAACACCGCTGAATGGGGTGAAGCAAGAAACAACGCCATGATAGTTATGACAAACATTCCAGATATAACTGGTGGCGCTTTGTATTTTCAAACCGTGCAATCAAATGGGTTACATGGAGTGAGAAGAATTGTTAGGATAGATAACCATATCTTTTATAGGGGATGACAATGGAAGACCTCGACTACCTATTGGATCGCATTGCGTTCCTTGAAGACAGGCTTACTCAAATTGAAAGCAAGCTTGGGTACAGAAGTGTTTATGGTACACAGGGAGTAGTGAATACCATACACACAACATACAATAACACTCCTCCAACAACTACACATCTGTCGGAAGTGCATAAAGAAATACAAAGGCTGAAAGCTGAAGCTCAGGCTAAGACATTAATTCCACCAACAAAATCCTCAAGCAATTACTATAGTGATATTGAAGTATCACTGGAGGATGATGTGGCAACTAAAGGTATTGTGAATTGGTATAATGAGTATTACAGATCTCACAAGTCCAAGGGCAAGTGAGATCCTTCCCTACCTAAATGGTATCAAGCCACGAACCATCCTCTGCTTGGTGGTTCATTGGCTCCACGAAGTTACCCGTTGGCTTCTGATAGATAAGCTCAACCTTCCCGCTTGAACCTTGGTGCGCGAACCTGCACTTCCAAACATGCAGCCAAGACGATGCTCCCTCACGGTGCATGGTCAGGCCGAAGTCAGCGCGGTTATAGAAGTGGGCTGAACCCGAGATGCTGTAGCCTGTCGGCACCCAATCCTTACCAGCAGCCATTGGCTTTGCCGGGTGTGCCACAAGGAAGAAGGTAACCTCGCACCGCTGCGCGAACATCTTGAACTTGGAAAGCATCTCATTGATTGCTTCCGTATCAACAGAGCCATCCTTGCCGTTGAGCTTGAGGAAGTTGAACGGATCTACCACACAGACCTTCACGCCCATGCGCCGCACTGCGGTCTCAAACCGCTCGATCAGGCTGTCAACCGTGGGCATGACGCCGTCATGGGTGAGGAAGGTGACGCGCTGGTTTATCCAAGCCAAGCCCGCTTCCATTTCCTTCTGGTCCATACGGGGCGTGGGGCCTGTGCCAAAGGGCTTGTCGCTCTTCAGTGCCAGCAGCTTCGAGATGTGGATCTCAGGCGGGTTCTCAAAGGACGCATAAGCCACGCAGTAATCATGCTGCTTCATGGCATTGACCAGCATGGCATCAAGGAACGTGGACTTCCCGTGACCGGGGATACCAGTGAGGATGACAAGGTTGCCTTGGTTCAAGGTGAAATGGTTATCAACCGAGGGCCAGCCCGTTGATTTACCAGCAGGCAAACCATTCCGGTACAAGCTCATCACCTTGTCATAGAAATCATTCGGTTGGCTAACACCTTCAATCGGCCAAGGCTTGGCATCTGATATCACCTTAGCCAATGCATCCTTACCAAGGTTAACCAGTGTATCGTTGGCATCCTTGTTGGTGCCGGGGAAAACAACCTGAAAGCATTTCAGTTTCCCCAACCGCCGGGCAAGTTCTTGTGCCGTGGTCTGACCCGGACCATCCATATCCACCGCAAGGTAAATGGACGTGGCATTGGCCAGCAATTGGTCGTGTGCCTGTATCCACTGAAGCCGAGCGGTGTCATTGCTCGAGGATGTAATCGCCCCTGACGGGATTGACACAGCCTCAATGCCAGCTTCCCAGAAGCTGACCGCATCAAGCTCACCCTCGGTGATCACAACCCTGCTGTGATCAGTAAGCTTGTCGGCAAGATACAACGTGGCTGCGGCACCCTCTTGGGTAAACTCCTTCGCCTCAATGCACCGCCACTTGCAGGCATATGGATTGTCATTGTGGCTGTAAACAAATCCAATGGAAGGCTTCTCACTCTGAGATTTCCTGAACCACTTGTTCGCGTAGATCAAACCAACCTTCTCTGCCGTGGCGCGGGAAATCCCCCGCGCTTCAAGGTACGAGAACGCATCATCATTCAGGCTTTCGCCTTCGATCTTTCTGATAGGTGCCACCAAAGACATGTGCTTGTTTTCCCCAACGGTCTTACCCGTTTCTCCGCAATGCCAGCACTGCCACATGACACTGCCATCATCGGATCTTGTTATGGATAGTGTGCGGTCATGCTTGTTCTTCCGCATTGGACCACACGCAGGACACAACGTCCTGGCCTGAGCAGATGTGGCTCTCGCCACAACGTAAGCTGTATCAATCCCCATCAGGACATGATGCACGAAAGGGTTGAGTTGTTCAAGAGAAAAGAAGAAAGCTATCTCAAATTAAATCAAACAAGTTATAGTTATAGTTTTAGTTCTTTATAACCACATCTTGTGCCAGCACGATCCTCAATCAATATTTAGTGCCTGAAGAGATATAGTAACTAACACTACCCCTATATATAATATATATATTAGTATAGTAATGTTTAATAAGTTATAGAAATGGTATTGAAAGTCTTTTGTATTAGGTATATGGGTTAGTTAGGTAGGAGATAGACATGAATGTATTTGTAGATCAGCTAAAGTTTATGCGCGCTTGTGATCAAAGCACAGGTCACTGGAACGCTCAGCAGTTTGAGCTTTACCTCAAGCTGATCCGTGAGGAGGCAACGGAACTATTCGATGCCGTGGCACAAGACAACAAGGCGGAGATGTTTGATGCCCTGCTAGATCTGATCGTGGTGTGCATCGGTGCTGGCCTGTCGGCTGGCTTCCCCATGGCATCGGGCTGGACTGAGGTGATCCGCTCCAACATGGAGAAGATTGATCCTGAGACAGGCATGGTGCGCCGCCGCTCTGATGGCAAGATCCTTAAGCCTGAAGGCTGGCAACCACCCAAGCTGGAAGAACTTCTGAAGGGGCATGAATAATGGCAATCAAGAATCCAAACTACACAGAAGGTTCTTTTAAAGAAACTGATGTGGGGTTTTCATTTAATGTAAATGTTAATTTAAAGTTTGATTCTCCCACTCAGTTAGACAGAGAGGCAAAGAATCAAATTAAAGCCGCCCTTTGCAAGTTCTTGGAGGGGGCATGGAAAAACCAAGACAACACCGAGTTTTTGAGCGAGCTTAGTAAACTCTCCTCAAAAGAGTTGTCTGAGGTCAGCTTTGGTTTGTATTCACTGTATCTGGAATAATTGAAATGATCAGCATTGAAGAAGCGCAACGCATCGTTGCCACCAAGACGGCACCCAAGATCACCAAGGAATCAATTGAAGAGCGGATTGCCAAGGTTGATTTCCTGGCACACGAAACCACAACCATCTGCATCATCACCATGTGCAATAGCTTCAAGTTCATCGGACATTCCACCCCAGCAAGCTCTGAGAACTTCGACGCTTCTGTGGGTGAGCGATATGCCTATGACAATGCGTTCAAACAAATCTGGACGCATGAGGCGTACCTGTTGGTTGACGAACTTTCTCGCCTTCCTTTTCGCAGATAAGTGTTGACACCAACGTAGGGGATATGATCTAACATACTTGGCAGTTAGGGTAGGTGTCTCCCCCGCCTCGTAATCCCTAACCTTCAGAGGAAAGCGTGACCTCTGACTTAAACTTCTCCCTAAAAAACTTGGCAGCTTCCTCAGCAAACGCGCTGTCGCGCGGCTGAACCAAGATCTCCACTCGGGGATTATCCTTGTCGATGAAGTGATGGATGTGCCGCTCCCTAACCTGACGGTCATTGAGGTATATCTTTTCCTGAAGCAAATCGAGGATCAAACTTTCATCCAGATCAGGCCGCTGGCTTGCGTAATAGATCCACATGTCAATCCGAAGCTCCCCCAGCAGTAGAGGCTCGACGCGCGGCACCTGACGCTTGAAGTCCTCGGCATAGCTTAAGGCCTTGGAAGATTTGATAAACCTTGGCTTGCCACCCACCGTGATTAAGCGGCGGCTGTTCGCCTTACTGGCTGGCTCACCATACACGATTAAGTATCTATCCATGATTATAACCCCAACATATAGGTCAAGAACCCTACCATCGGTTCGTTAGATATACTATACAAAAAAGCCAGTTGACTTTTCTTTTTCGGCATGACAGAAGGTGACAATGAAGATAACAAACAAGCTCGGGTTGCCGCAGACCCTATACAATCTGGCCCGCCGGGATCGCTACTCCCGTGGTAAGTCGCGGATCTCGGTTACCCAATTGATTGACTCCCCTCGGGTCAGGCTGCTTCGCGAGAAGCATGATGATGAGATCGAGGTGGATGTCAGCGAGATGGTCTGGCCGCTGATCGGCCAAGCCCTGCACCATGTTGTGGAACAGGGTGCCGACTCTGAACACCTAAGCGAAGAGCGTGTGTTCCTGACCGTTAATGGATGGGTCATCTCGGGTGGGGTGGATCTTCAGATCCTCAGCACCAACGAGCTTGGGTACATCGAAGTCGGGATCAGCGACTACAAGATGACCTCGGCCTGGGCAATCATGAATGCCAAGATCGAATGGGAGCGGCAGCTAAACTGCTACGCCCATCTGGTTGAAGCTACCAAGAACTACACCGTGAAGAGCCTTGAGATCATCGGTGTGTGCCGGGATTGGAACAGGCACGAAGCCGGGGTGAAGGAGGGTTATCCCCTGGCACCCATCACAAGGATACCGCAACGGCTTTGGAGCGCCGCTGAGCGGCTCCAGTATATCTCTGGTAGGGTAGCCCTGCATCAGGACGCAGAAGCCCGTCGCGAGTGGGGAGAGAGCCTCCCAGAATGCACCGAAAGTGAGCGTTGGTATCGGCCCGGCAAGATCGCCGTGGTCAAGGAAGGTAGGAAGAAAGCCCTCAAGCTTTTTGAAAGCACCGAGAAGGCTGAAGCCGAAGCATACGCAAAGGAGAACAAAGCAGAGATCGAGATCAGGCCCGGCACCAACACCCGGTGCGAAAGCTTCTGCCCCATTTCACAATGGTGTGAGCAGTATCAGAAACTGAAAGAGGAAAACAATGAGTGAGTCACCCCTGCCTTTGGCAGTCATTACAGCAGCAGTCATCAAGACCCGCAAGGATGTCGGCACCCTTGGTAAAGCTGCCGTCAATCCACATGGCAACTACAAGTACGTCAGCATTGATAAGTACTATGAAGTTGTCGCCAGTGCCGCCGCAAAGAATGGTTTGTTCTGGACCATCTCTGAGATCAAAAGCACCCTCAATCCAAACATCGGCAAGACCGGAGTGCTGGATGCAACATATACCATAACGATGTACCACGAGAGTGGTGCCGTGGCGTATGAGTTCTCCCGCATTGCTATGGTTCATCCCATCCAAGGCGCACAGACCGTGGGGTCTGCGATGTCCTATGTGGACAAGGTGTTCATGCGTCAGATCTTCGCTGTCTCAACGGGCGAAGAGGATGCTGATGCAACCAACCCGGAGGATGTGAAGCTTGAGAAGCCCGATTACAAAATGCTCGAGAACGTCTTTGTGACCTTTGTGCCTATAGCAGAAACAAAGGCAGACCTCAAAAAGTTCTGGGCTAAACATTCCAATGAATTGGACATCCTGAAGAATGACAAGGCGGCTTATGCCCGTGTTGTCGAAGCTTTCAAAAACCGCAACCAAGAACTGAAGGACTAAACCAATGGCTGATTATCCTCCGAGTGGTGCGCTGTTCACCAACACACGCAAGACCAGTGACAAGCATCCTGATTACACAGGTAGCCTTGAGATCAGCATGGATGTGCTGAAGGTTCTGGTTGAACAAGCCAAGTCAGGGCAATCCATTAAGATGGATATCGCTGGCTGGAAGAAGACAAGCAAAGCTGGCAAGACCTTCCTTTCGATCCTAGCCAACAAGCCATACGAAAAGAAGCAGGAATCCAACAGCTTTGATGACGCCCCGTTCTGATGTTGGTGCGGCTCACCCCTGACGAGATTAGAGTTGCCTGTCATCATGCGGCTGACAGGTATGTCAATGCTCTTGCGAGGGGAGCCAAGTCAAAAGTGAATGTGAATCAGCCGGAGGGTAGGGCGGCTACAGATTTCTTATCTTCCATGGCTGAGATGGCTGTATCAAAGGGATTAAACCTTTACTGGTCAGGCGTTGCTGGTGTTGGCGCAAAAGATGTTGGCAATCAATATGAGATTCGTTCAACAGCACTCACCCACGGCAAGTTGATCGTAAGTGAAGATGACAAGGACGATCAGGAGATTGTTCTTGTCATTTGCAATCCTCCCGAGTTCAAAATTGTGGGGTGCATTTATGCGCGGGAAGGGAAGAAAGACGCCTATCGGTTTATCAATCCAAGAAGAGGATGGTGCTGGATGGTCCCGCAAGAAAAGCTCCGGCGGTTCAAAGCGGATCAAGTCGAGCAGCCATCTTCAGTGGGTGAGAACACATGGCTGCTTGATCTGTAAGAGATTTGCTCAGGCGCATCACCTCATGTTCGCTGAACCTTCAGCAATGGGCATGAAGTCCGGTGATAACTGGGCAGTACCACTCTGCCACGAGCATCATTCAGAACTGCATAGATATGGAGATGAGAAAACATGGTGGGATCTGAAGGGTGTGGACCCAATCAAATGGTGCGAGTCATCGCGGCAAACCCAATCTACTCAAACATAAAGCGTGAGGTGGATCTTCCACCACGCACTGACGGTTTGAAGTGGATGCCCGGTCAGGAGATCGGGCTTCACGGCACATCTTGGAGGGAGAAAGGTGATGCTACAATCACAGCAATTATAATGGAGATAGTAAATGGTTCAGATTGAAAAGGGCATTCCCATTCCGAAGCGTGTTCGCTCAGGCGGCGGTGGTCGCCCCCCTGTTGTGGGACGTGATGTGGCTGATGCTCTCATCAAGATGGAGGTTGATGACAGTGTGAAGGTGGAGCGGCAGGTCAACAAGAATACTCTTTATGTGTTCTTGAGCCGTGAAGGAAAGCGCACTGGGAAAAAGTTTAAGTTCTCCCCTGAGATTGGTGGCTATCGGATCTGGAGGATTATGTAATGGAAGGGAAAACAGTGGAAAGGCTTGAAGCTATCAAGGTCGCTCTGTCATTTGCAAAGACTGAGCGCGAAGCCTTTAAGCTTGCTAATAAGATTTTGAATTTCATTCATCAGGTGAATGAAGTGCCGGAACCTAACAGCAAGCTTGTCGCCGCAACCAACAAAGAAAAAAAGGTTGGTAGGAAATACAAAGTAAACGCGGGACGCAAACGGAATGGGAGGGCTTATGGTTCATACACATCGGGAGAATCATGGCTCAGCACTGAGCTTCTTGAAGCCGTGAAGATGCGCGATGAGGGTAAGTCAATAACGGAAATAGCCGAGAAGTTTAATCGTCCTTACTCCGAAACTTACCCGCTAATCCGTTCATATGATGATAAGTATATGCATCTTATGATCAGGATTTCTACAATGAAAAAAGTTGCTCCTAAAACACCCAACCAACTTGCTAATCATCCGGTTGATTGAGGGGTAACAAACTACCCTGCAATTTGGTGTGGGGCATGGGGGAAGACATGCAAACTGAAGAAGATCTTTATTCACTCTTCAAGGTGCGGAGAGACCAGGGTGCGACATGGAAGATGATCGCATCCGAAACAAACCTCACCTTGAGGCAGGCTGAATCAATCTGGTCGAAGATGCGTAAGAGGGATCGGAAGGTTGAAGAACAGGACGGTCCCTCCTGCCTTCGTTGTAGCAAGGGGTTCAGGCCACTAAGCAAATTCCAAAAGCTTTGCCCGAGGTGCCGGGCATTACCAGGGTGGATGGCAGCATGAGCGTCAGAGATATGGCTATGGGGTTCGAGGGCAAGAAGATCTCCATGCGGCAGGATGGGAAGGGGACATACATAACCATCTCCATCCAGCCCAATGACGTGCCTGTGGACCTTCTGTCTCAGCCAGTGGGTGCGAGGTACCAGATCGCCATGGTGCTGCTGGATGACCACGACAGGCCCGTTAAACCCAGGGATATGGAAGAGGGAGACAAAGCTGTGCAGAGCGCAGCCATGCTGTGCCGCAACCCCAAGTTCCAGAAATGGATGGACAAGATGGGCCTCGCAATCATGGCGACAGAAGATGCCTGCGCTGATGGTGTCCGGGCGTACTGCTCAATTGAGAGTAGGTCAGACCTCAAGATCGACAGGCGTGGCAGGGAACTGTTTCATGAACTGAGGAACAGGTTTGAAAATAGTTTCCTCAATGACATTTGACATTTGGTGCAAAGTATGTCAGATGAAGAAGAGGAGGAGAACTATATGGAAAACTTGGACTGCTGGGCTGACATAGCCTATGACGAACGCAGGGAGAAAATCCTGCAAGCTCGGAGGTTTCTCTCCATGGCAAGACGGTTGAACAATCACTTCCCGGATGTCGCAGAGATAAACCGGGAGATTGCTCATCAACTGTGGAGAGTTTCAAAGGCAATCAAAACGGAGTACCGCAAATGATCAAGCTAATTGCCAAGAGTGTTTCGGACTTCAACGAAACTGATTGGAAGCAATTCGCCACAAGAACTGGCGACAAGTGGACCTTTGATATTCCACACGACGAAATGCAGAAGCTGGATGAATTGCTTCCTGATCATGTGCTTGGGGTTCAAAGCACGTTCCCTGGCCCGGCACAGGAGATCATGTTGGGAAGGCTCGTGAAGAAATGAAGCGAGATATCCCTGGCTTCATCGCCGCTATCATCACCATCATGTTTGCTGGCGCCTTGGGCGGCGTGGTTGCTGGCTTACTTCTTCGTGTCTTTTTGTGAGGGGAAAATGACAGATTGGTCTGAGCTAAAAGAAAAGATTCTTGTCGATTGTGTAAAGCGCCTCGATACACTTGGCCTTAAATACGCAATCGTAAGAACCAATGGGGAAAAGATCGGAATACTTACCATCAAGGAAACGAGGGATGGTAAACGCGGTCCAAACAAATACGGCAGGATGGAGTTAAAGAACTACATCTCTCCCCTTTTGGATAAAATGAAACCGGGAGATGAGATCTCCATCCTTTGCGATAAGTTTGAACCGAATGCTGTTCAGGCTTCAGCAACAGCAATCGCTAACATAAGGTGGGGGAAAGGTTCTTACGCTTCAACGCGCACAAAAGATAACAAACACATCTTGTTGATGAGGATGGCATGAAAGCTGGAGATATGCTGCTCAAAGCGGCTGAGCTTGTTGGTGGTCAGAGAGCCACCGATTATGGCGATAAGTATGTGAATCACAAGCGCATCGCAGACCTGTGGAATATCTGGTTCAAAGAAAGCAGGAGAGGCGACAACATCCTGACTAAGTGCCAGGAGATCCACGCATACGATGTAGCCATGATGATGCTGCTGCTGAAGATCGCAAGGCTGATGCACTCACCCGGTCATCAGGACAGCCACATTGATATCGCAGGATACGCCTCAATCCTTGAGGAAATATCCAATGGAGAATGATGAAGAAGAAGTATCAGATGAGCGGGCAAAGAAGATTGCCATAATGTCTCAATCACTTCTTCATTGCGTCATGCAGTTGGTGGGCGAAGACAAAGCAACACCACACGAGATGATGAATGTTCTTTGCAACACCTTCTGGGGAATGATCCTTGTGTGTTCAGGCCCGAAGGACGTGGCACAAAACATTGATAATGCGTTTGGTGTTCTGGAAGAAACCTACAGGATGACTAAAAAGACTGCCAGCGAAGTGGCTTGGAAGCACTTCGCTGACATGAATGGTGTGGGCAATTCTTAAATTGCCCCCATCGCTCTGGCTTGTTGAACAGTCTGCTTCGCCATCATATCACGCTGCTGGCGAAGCGGAGCTATAAGCGCAAGCTTTGTCTCTGAGTCAAATGGACCGGCTTCAATAGCCCGGATCTGACGGTTCAATTCACTTAGCTGCGTTGATGTCCGGGAAATCGTCCGGTTCATCATGGCAAGCTGACCCTTCTCAGTCTGCAATTCAATGGCACGATTGTAATCGCCACGCAGGTTGGCTTCATTGATTGCATTCTTGATTTGGTTTGATTGTTCCTTGAGGGTATAGAAATCCCCAACGAACCTTGAGACCTTGGTTTCATCAGTGCGGTAAAACCTGCCAAGCCCTGACGCATTACCAAGGATCGCCGGGATATCTGACGGACTACCAAACGGACCAGCGGGCTTGCCTGGAATCACATCGAGGTTTGCCAAAACGATAGAGTCAAACCCGGACATCAATCCAGAACCGATACTCCCAAGGTAACCATTAAGCACTGCCTGCATCTTGATTGGGCTGACAAGGTTACCTGTCGCGGCAGAAGCCAGCCTAGCCGCAGTTGTTGTTGACCTATCCACCCGGTCCTCAGTTGGGAGGTTCCGCATTGCGTAGTTCTCAAGCTCCCGCCCACGGAAGAAATCATAGTTAGTTGTTGCCGACAGGATCGGCAGCACGGCTTGTGGGATTGGATTGAAGAACAGGGTGGATGTGCCAATCGAAACCGCAGCCTTGGTTAGGTCATCGGTGTGACCCTTGCGGTATGCCTCCATTGCAAGGATAGGCACGGCACCAAAGAAAGACCCGATTTCAAAGTTGCGGGGGAGAGCAATCTTTCTCCCCTCCCCAAGGAACAACCAATCATACCGGATGATGTCGTCAACGGTAAGGTTATCAAGCTCGTCTTCATTGCCACCCGACAAGGCCAAGCCATACAGCGCTGTAGAAAATGCGGTGATGACCATACTACGCAGGAAGATTTGCTGCGGTATCTTGAGGATGGTCTTGTTACCCTTCTCATTTTCCACAAGCCGATACAGGCCTTGGATCTTGGCGTTAAGGAACGGCACCAATGGGATCAGGCTCTGCACCACATTGCCAAAAACACCCTGGCCAGAACCCTGACGAGAGAATGGTGCCAGCATGTAAGCCTGGAAGGCCGCTTGCTTATCGGTCATTCCCTGG